GGCTCAGGAGTTGGTGGTGGTGGTAACCGTAAGGGCAATGAAAACGGTCAACACGACGCATTGAAAGCCCTAGGCCGACCACCAGTGCCCACTGGCCTGAAGCCGAAAGACTTGATTGGCATACCTTGGCGCGTGGCGTTCGCACTTCAGCAAGACGGCTGGTATCTCCGCAGCGACATCATCTGGCACAAGCCCAATCCGATGCCCGAGAGCGTCACCGACCGACCCACCAAGAGCCACGAGTATCTGTTTCTGCTCACCAAGTCGCCTCGGTATTACTACGACCACGAGGCCATCAAAGAGGATGGCGTTATCCCTGCTGGCACAAAGGCGGCAAAGGGTTCTGCTGAAAGGCAGGGTCTAAAGGGGGTCAATGCCCGACCACCCGAATACAAGGTCTATGACGGTAAGCGGAATAAGCGTGACGTATGGACTATCAACACTAAGCCCTTCAAAGGGGCGCACTTTGCGGTGATGCCAGAGGCCCTTGCAGAGCCGTGCATCCTTGCTGGTTCAGCACCCGGCGACACGGTACTTGACCCGTTTGCTGGAAGTGGAACGGTGGCAGTCGTTGCGCTGCGCCACGGAAGGAACTTTGTTGGTACGGAACTCAACCCTGAGTACAGTGAAATCGCACAAAACCGTATCTACGATGATGCCCCAATGTTCTACCAGATAGAGGTGGTCGAATGACGTTTGACGAATGGCTGGAATTTGGAATTGCTTCGGGTTTCTGTACCCAGCAGTACTGCGCTTTCCACGATTTTCCACCACTGACGGATGCCGAAGAAGCGTTGCTGGATGAAAATGACGAGATTTGCTACGGCGTTGTCCGGCTCGGAAGCCCAAGCGACTGGCTACAGGCGTGAAGGCCATCGTTCATATTCACCAACAGAAAATCAAGAAGGGCGAACCAGCCATCATCGTTCGCACCTACAAAGGGGTTGCTCACTACAGTGAAATCCTCATCAACGGCCCGATGCGCCTCGTGCAGAGCGACACCCCGGACAAATGTGGCGCACGGGTTTGGATTGAAACCGACACCGAGTACATCACCCCAGTGAGCGACTTCATTCTCTTTGGGGAGCAGTAGTGCTGGGCGAAGGTGAAAAACGGCTAGTCAGCCTTTGGTATGGGAACGGTTTCTACGCCAAGGTCTACGAAGAAGCCGACGGCTCGTTCCACGCATTTTTCACTACGCCCGACTTTGACAACATTGCCGACGCACTCCAGTTTGTGGATAGGATTGCCGTCATTCTCCTTGGGGGTTTGGAATAGTGGATTGTCCGCACGAATGGCAACTCATCGCAGTAGGAAGCAAGGTGTGGGTGAACTGCAAGAACTGCACGAAGCGGTTCCCGTTCACCACCGAGTTCAATGGAACGCCCTACAAGGGGCCTATTCCCGAAAGGTACCGATGAGGAAGAAAGAACTGAAGGCGTTGGTGGAAACCACCCGAAGGGATTTGGAAACCTGCCACCAGTTGCTCTACAAGTACGCCGAAGACATTGACAAGTTGATTCAGCACACCGTCACAACGGACAACAAGATTGCCGAAATCGAAAAGGAGAAAGACGTACTTCGCTACGCTTTTCACCTCGCCACTGGTCGGCTCGCAGCGCATCAAGGCATTGACTTCGACAACATCTCGGCCTTTGCCGACGCACTCATCTCCGAGGCAGAGCAAGACGCTCAGGATTGAATTGCAGTTGGCTGGCCAAGCCTTGGTAATCAGGGGACTGCTACTCCCATACCTATCTGTATATGCCAAAATCACCATCCGATAGGCAATGGTTCTTTTTATACGGCTTCCAACCTTGTCACCCAAGGTAGGAAATTTTGGATGGTGACTTCCAAAGAACCGTAAGTGGCAACCTGTCTTCTGACAACGCTCGTGGCTTAATGCCCTTTTTACCGTCGCCACGCCGACGTGCTTCCAAACACAGTATACCAACCCCACTACAGGGTGTCAAGAGAAATGACGAAGCGGCCCGTTGGAGAGGCCGCCTCGTCGGTACTTCTGGTGTTGGTTAACGCAGCATTGCAGTACTTCGGGTTAGGGCTTGGCAGACTGTCTGCCAACCGAAGCCCCGTTATCGTATCCACTTCAGCAGAGGTTTGCAACAACACACTCAACCCTGTACGGTAGTGAAATGCGAACGAAACCGAACACGCCACCCCGTCGTAAAGACGCAGAGATTCTTCGCTACATCGCTTGGCACTGTAGGGAGATGGGGTTTTCACCATCCATCCGAAGTATCTGCACTGCGACAGGAATTCGGAGTACATCAACGGTTCAGCAGATGCTGGTCAGAATGGAAGTCGAAGGCCGGATTCGCCGTGACGGGTACAAGCGCACCGTCATCACTGTCCAAGATGTTGACCCGGAGTTCTGCCAGCACGACTGGCGCATCACCAACAAAGATTGCATTGCCCTCGGAGAGGCGTTGGTGGAATGTCTGCACTGCCATCGGAGTACAGCCGTTGAGTTCCACCCGGATTGGAACGACTTAGAAACTTGCCCACGCTACACGGGTCAAGTGTAGGCAAACTAAATATCTGTGCTAACCTATGTGCAGCAACCCTAGTAGGGAGTTGAGGATGAGTTCACTGAACGAATTGGCCGAGAGGATTGCCAAGGAAATGACCCTTGGTACGCCGAACGACGAAGACTTGCACAACCTTGTCCAAAAGGCACTGACCCAGCAGGATGCCCTTGCGCGGCTGGCCAGTGAAAACGAAGCACTGACCAAGCAGGTGGCCGACCTCACTGCTCGCTTGGAATCCATTGAGCCGTTCACCCACCTCGTGCAGTACGCAGAGGGTTCTGCCTGATGTGGCCGTTCACCAAGTCCCGGCTTGTGTGGAAGAAGGGCGAGTTCAACGAATTTGAAGCAGTAGACGAGCCGTATCGCTACGTCGTTTGGTCGGGGAATGGAATCACCGAACTGCGCCTCATCCAGCGTGAGCAGTTCAACGGCATTGGTATGCCGTTCCAAGATTTCAGCATCTACACCCGTGACATTGACGCTGCGTTCGCTTTGGCCGAAGAAGTCAACAAGTTGATTCGTAAGGCTCGCCGGTACAAGTAAACGTCACACCGTTCTGCTATGGTGGAACGTATGTCCTCAACCCCTGTTTATCTCGGTGAGAAGCCCGACGGAGTATCACCAAGTCGGGTAAGCCAATTCAAAAACTGCCCTCGCCAGTACCAGTACGTCTCGGTGGAGAGACTGCCAGAGAAGAAGGGTGAGGCTGCATACCGGGGAACTATCTTCCACGCCGTGCTGGAAAACCTGTTCCGTGACGAAGCCCCCGAAGACCGGACAGTGGACAATGCGATGAAGCACTTCCGTTCGCTCTATCGGGAATATATGACCCCCGAAGCGATTGAAGAACTTGGCTTCGATGAAATCCGTGTGCAGAAGTACGCTGCCGAAATCACCAAGTTGATTCGCACCTACTTCACGATGGAAGACCCCAGTTCGATTGACGTGGTTTCCACCGAAATCCGTTTGGACTTGGATATGGGCGACTTTGGCCTGCGAGGAATCATTGACCGGCTAGACCGGCTCCCAGATGGCACACTCGCCATCCGTGACTACAAGACCGGCAAGGTTCCAAAGCCCCGGTACGAATCCAAGGCATTGGAAGCGTGTCAGGTGTACGCCTACCTGTGCGAAAAGGTTTACGGTGAACGGCCCAGCGTGATGAGCCTTATCTACGTCAAGGATGCAGTCACCATCGAAAAAACCGTGACGGACATTGACATCCGGGATGCTGAAACTCGTGTGCGTTCCGTGTGGGCAGCCATTGAGCGAGCCTACGAGACTTCCAATTTTCCAGCACAGCCATCCATCCTGTGCAACTGGTGTTCGTTCCAACAACGCTGCCAAGAGGACAACTACTCCGTCTTCTAGGCCCTCGGCAAGCGCAATATCGCGCTATTGCTTGACACTTCCAAAAAGTCTTCTACGATTTCAGTAGTCAAGCCCTAGATGGGCAATGAATCGTTAGGAGATGGCGTGGCTCGTAAGTTAGTCCGTCTGAACATCAAGGAGACTTCGGGCGTTGACCGCCCGGCGCACCTCCACGATGGCTGGGTAGTGATGAAGTCTGCCAATCCTTCTGACGTTGCTGCGGTTCTTGACGAAGTTCGCCCCGAAGACACTGAAATCGAATTGGCAGATGATGCCAACGACGAAGTGGAAGTCGAAGCGAACAAGGCAGTAATCCCCACCCTCGTTTCCAAGGAGGAAACTATGTCTTTCACCCCAGAGGTGTCAACCCCAGAGGTTGTCATCATCCCTGAGGCTGCGAGCGAGGCTGACATCATTAAGGCGATGCCTGCGGCTATCCGCAAGATGCTGGATGACGCTTCGGCTAACGCCGAGGCTGCACTCCGCAAGGCTGCTGCCTCAGAGCAGGCTCTTTTGGCCGAGCGTGACGCTCGTGCTGACGAGGCTGCCGTGATGAAGGCTGCTCAGTGGTCGCACCTGAACATTGACCCCACGATTGTCGGCCCTGCGCTTCGTCGCTTGGCTGAAAACGATGGCACCCTCGCGAACGAGGTTGTCAAGGCACTTGACAGTGCCAACGCTTTGCTTGAAACCAACGTGGTTTTCACTGAGGTTGGTTCCGACGCTCCTGTTGCGAGCGACGATTCCTACTCCAAGATGGAGAACCTCGCGAAGGCTGCTGTTGCTTCCGGCACGGCCCCGTCCTTTGAGGCTGCTCTGCTGGCTGTTGCCCAGTCGAACCCAGACCTCTACACCCAGTACCTCGCTGAAAAGGCTCGATAAATATGGCTTGGGAACAAAATCCATACACCGTCAAGGTTTCGCTGGTTGCCGATTCGTCGCTTTCGACGCAGGTTAACTCGGCTGGAACCCCGGTCTTCACCCCGCAGTTCCGCTTCGTTTCCCTTGGTTCGACCAGTGCGACCATCACTGCGAACGTGACCGCTGGTAGCAACTCGGTGTCGGTGACCGGTACCACGGCGACCCCAGCAGCATTTGCTGGAATCGTCCCCGGTGCGCTCGTCACCGCGCCAGCCGGTCTTGCTGGTGCAACGGTTGTCGGCATCAACATTGCTGCTGGCTCGTTCACCATCTCGCAGGCTGCTCCCGGTACCACCGCAAGCGCTTCGATTACCCTCACGGTTCAGGGTCAGCCTGCTAGCCAACCTGTTGCCACGGCGATTGTTGCCGGACAGACTGCTCCCGGCACGACTGCCGTGAACGCTGGTGGAACCGGCCCCAAGGCCATCGGTATTCTTCAGAACCAGCCGGTGTACCGCACTGCTGCTGGCGGCAACCTTGAAGCCCTCGCTGAGGCTGAGGTCACCCTTTCGGGTATCTCCAAGGTTGTTTGTGGTCTTGCTGTGACCGTCGGTCAGGCTCTGACGATTGACACCTCTGGCGCAGTTGTCCCTGTCACCTACCCAACGACTGGTTCTTACGCCAGCCCTACCTCGTGGGTTTACGGTACTGCGCTTTCCAGCGGTGCTCAGGGTGACCTCATTGCGATGGCTGTCACGGCTTCGGCCCCGTCTCGCAACGCATAGGTTTAGAAAGGAACCTGAACAATGCCCCAACCAAACGTTCAAAATGTTCACATTGACGCGATTCTGACCAACATTTCAGTCGCGTACTTGCAGAACACCGACAACTTCATCGCTGACAAGGTTTTCCCTGTCATCCCGGTGGACAAGAAGTCCAACCTGTACTTCAAGTACACGAAGGATGACTGGTTCCGTGACGAGGCTCAGCGTCGTGCTGATGGCACCGTCTCCGCTGGTTCTGGCTACGGCCTCACCACGGACACCTATATGGCCGACGTGTGGGCTTTCCACAAGGACATTGGTGACCAGACCCGTGCCAACTCCGACAACCCCCTCAACCCCGATATGGAGGCGACGCAGTTCATCACCCAGCGTCTTCTTCTCCGTCGTGAGGTTCAGTGGGCCAGCGACTACTTCCAAGCCGGTGTCTGGGCCTTGGGTGTCAATGGTCAGCCCGCTACCGGTTCTACCGCGGCTGTTAACGCTGGTACTGCCGTGTGGCAGTGGGATGACTACGTTGGTGCGACGGGTACCTCGTCGTACACCAACGGTGGAACCTACTACTCCAACCCGATTGCGGACGTGGAACTCGCCAAGGCTGCCATCTTGCAGACCACGGGCTACGAGCCGAACACCCTCGTGCTTGGCTACCGTGTCTTCCAAGTGCTGAAGAACCACCCGCTTCTCGTTGACCGCTACAAGTTCACTCAGGCCGGTGCCATCGTCACCGAAGACCTGCTCGCCCAACTCTTTGGAGTTGACCGAGTGCTGGTCGCCAAGGCTGTCGTGAACACGGCGAACGAGACGGCGAGCGACCTGCTCGGTGTTGGTGTTGCTTCCAGCAACTACAAGTTCACCGTCGGCAACAACGCCCTGCTTGCCTACACCGCCCCGAACCCCGGTGTGATGACCCCCTCCGCTGGCTACACGTTTATGTGGACTGGCGTGTCGGGTGGCCTCGGTACCACGGTTGGTGTGAGCCGCTTCCGTATGGAGGAACTGAAGGCAGACCGAGTTGAAGGTGAAATCGCCTTTGACAACAAGGTTGTCGCAGCCGACCTCGGCTACTTCTTCAGCAACATCATCGGTGGCACGGCCATCTAGCCTCTAGTAGGCTAGGGGTATGAACCCCGAACCACGCTTCACACACAGAATCGCCAAAGTGTACCCAGCCGGTGCCTTTGGCGATTCTGTGTTTGGGCCGAACAATCTCGTCTCCACTGAAACGTGGACACGACGAGGATTTGACCACATCGAACTGTACGGATGGGCAAGGCCCTTGACCCCGTATGAATTGGAACACCTTGACGAGGAACTGGCTGCTGCCGGGTGGGTTTGGCCCCCCGTGGAAGCCGAGCCTGAGGTGGAAACCGTTGTTGAGCCTGAGGCTGTAGACGAGCCTGTTGTGACCAAGGCTCCGGCCAAGAAGCCAGCAGCGAAGACGGTGAAAAAGGCAGTCAAGAAGCCAGCCACCGAGTAGCCACAGTTTACGGCAATACTGGTGATACGATTTCCGTATGTCGCTGCGAGATGCTGAAAAGCGTATTGAGCAATCATCCACCTGTCGCTTCGCAGACTTCCTGAAGTCGTTAGACAAGGATGACACTGCCACGCTGAAATCGTGGATTGAACTCCAAAAGCCTGCTGGCTGGATTGCCAGAGTGGTCACTGCCGACGGCAAGAAACTCAACGAGAAGACCCTGAAGCGTCACCTTGACGGCCAGTGTCAATGCCCTGCTGAATCCACCCACAAGGGGGCGTATCGTGTCGCTAAGTGACGCAGCATCGTCATTGCCACAGCGTCACGTCAACACCATTCCAAAAGGAACTGAGCCATCGTTCCAATGGAATGGCAACGAGGGCTACATCACCTCACCGCTTCTCCCCAATGAGCCAGACCCGGCGTTTTGGGAAGTCCTTATGCAGGACTGGGGGCTTTCACCAGACACTACGGAAGTCGTAGACGGCTCCGTCAATATCCGTGGCTGGGATGCCAATATGGGCCGAGATGCAGACGGTCACCCAACCGTGCATCGAATGAAGTACTACCGAGCGCAGATTCGCCGTCGCCAAGGTGGTGAACGCTCCATCAACGTGGACACGTTGTGCGAGAAGATTCTGAAGCGCAAGCCACTGAAGTCCGCCCCAAGTGTAAACAGCAACCGTGCATTGGTAGTCACTTTTTCCGATTGGCAGACAGGAAAAGGGGAAGGGGGTGGCCCAGATGCAATGACCGAGCGCATCTGCCTCGCCCAAGACCGTGTGGTGGAACGGGTCAAGGAACTGCGTAAGGCTGGTCGTGCGCCTAGCCATATCTACATTGCTGGAATGGGCGACCTCGTGGAGCAGTGCGACGGTCACTACGATATGCAGACTTTCCAAACCGTCCTCACTCGTCGCCAACAGAAGGACTTGGTGGTCTACCTCATTGACCGGATGGTGGAATTGTTGGTAGACAATTTCCCCGATATCCAAATCATCCTCACTGCCGTTCCGGGCAATCACGGTGAAAACCGCAAGAACGGCAAGGCGTTCACGGACTGGTTGGACAACGACGATTTGGATGTTTTCACCTCAACGTACCGTTGTTATCTGAAGAACCCAGAACGCTACGTCAATGTTTCGATGCCCCAGTTCGACGGCCTCGTTCAGGAAGACTTGACTATCACCTTGGACATCTGTGGTGTGCCAGTGACGTTCGCTCACGGCCACCAATTTGGAAAGGGCAACGGTGGAGGCACGGTTGCCAAGATTGAGGCGTGGTGGAAAGGCCAAGTAATGGGTCGCACTCCGGCTGCGGACAGCGCAATCCTCATCTCTGGCCATTATCACCACTTCGTCGCATCTGAAGGCACTGGTCGCCAAGTGTTCCAATGCCCAGCGATGGATGGTGGTTCTAAGTGGTTTACAAGCCAGACGGGTGCAAACTCCCCTGCTGGAATGTTGACGGTTGGTATCGGACTTGACTACGGCTCTCGTGGCTGGGGAGATTTACTGATTATCTGATGGCGTATTACTTGTGCGGCCCGATGCGGGGTCTGCCCCACTCCAACTTCCCTGCCTTTGAAGAAGCGCGGGAACACCTCAGAAGCCTCGGATTCGACGCTCTTTGCCCCGTAGAGGCTGCCAAAGAGCGATTGGGTGCTGATATCCAAGCCGACGATTCTAACTACTACGACCAAATGTGGCACTGCTTCGATATGGTGCAGCGTTGCGATGGTGTAATCGTGCTGCCGGGTTGGGCGAAGTCTGAAGGCGCAAAGGCAGAAGTACTGGTTGCCGTGAACACTGGCAAGCCGGTTTACGCCTACCACAAGCACCGCCCCCACGTTTTGGAAGAACTGGTCGGCGTGAAAATCACCACACGGGCAGAAATGTTGTCGTAATGGGAATCGGCGTACCCCCACCGTGGATTGACGGTACCGAAGAAGACGATTGGGAAGATTGGTACGACCCACGCAATCCTTGGACACCACTCCCCGGCGTTCGTACAGGAGCAGAACTCACTCGTGGTGAAAAAGCAGCCGACGCTATGCGAAACAAAATGGGTTCGTGGGCGTTCGTTGGTTGGTTCGTCGTGTTTATGGCGAGTTGGGCAGTCCTGAATAGTTTTGCCTTGAACAACAATGGCTTTGACCCGTACCCGTACATCTTGCTGAATCTGTTCTTGTCAATGCTCGCCGGTCTTCAGGGGGCCATCTTGCTGATTGCCGCCAAGCGAGCCGATGCCATCGCAGCAGAGCAGGCCCTATCCCACTTGACAATCTCTAAAGCAAGTAGTGAAATCATTGCTGCGGTCAAAAAGGACTTGGCTTCCAATACTCACTTGACGCACGAGATTCACGCAGCACTGAAGGACATCCAGCACTACATTGCCGAAAGGGAGAACAATGACTGACATCAACCGTGTTTCACCACACCCACGCCGTTCGATGGAGGAAATCAACCAATTCCTCGCACAGGAGAACGAGAACATCCTGAACTGGAAAGGTACGAACACGGCTGGCAGTGCTATTCAGGCACCCTTGAAGTCAACGATGACCAAGCGTCTCGTCACGGCTGGTGGTGGCCGTCGAAGGGCTGGCTCCGGGTACCAATTCGCTTCATCACCGGTTGAGCCAGAGTTCCCCGAAGGTGGCGACCCACGCTTCCGTGCAGTCCTGTCCGAGATGCTGAAATTGCATATCTCTAAGAGCAACGACTACGGCACGAACCGTGACCCCTATGCCAACTACCGGGCTGCCGAACAAATCGGCGTTTCAGCGTGGAAGTCCTGCTTCATCCGAGGTTTGGAAAAGGTGCAGCGCATCGCTAACGCAGCATCGGGCAAGCGTCTGAACCACGAGAGTGCTGAAAACTCGTTCCTCGACCTTGCCAATCACATTGTCATCGCCAAGGTTCTCTACGACGAGGAACAGGACAACAAACGCCAAATCTGAAATTGTGTGGCAAAATGGGGGGGCAACTACGCTTACCCATAGGAGTTTTACCAGATGGCTCTTGCTGCTCAGGCATTTCCAAACGAAGGTCTTGACCTTATTTTTAGCCAGTTGGCCATCTACTCCGGTGGTGTGACTACCCCGCAGACAACGGGCCTCAACCCTTACTACATCGGTCTTTTCACCTCATCCAGTGGCCTTGGAACGCAGGTTCCTTACGGTGCAGCCACTCTCGCTGTCGTTGATTCAGCCACGGGCTACACGGGAACCTACACGACGAACGGTGGTGGAACCGGTACTGGTGTCACTTTCCGTGAACTGGGAACTGCTAATTCGACTGCTGCCGGGTACGCACGAGTGAGTGCGACGTACAGCCTGAGTTCGACTGCTGCTGCGACTGGTGCGACGAGTGGTACCTTGACGGCACTTTCAGCAACCGCTACTTGGACGCTCACGGTTAGTGCAACTGCCGGTCTTGCCGTTGGTATGAACATCACGGTCACCGATTCCTTGTCGGCGCAGGAGACACGAGTTATCACCAACATCCCAACGGGTAGTTCCATTGTGGTTCTCTCGGCTGCGCTCTCTGCGACCTGCAACTCTGGCGCAGCGTGGACTGCTGGAGATGCTGTAAACGGTCAGAAGTCAACTGCCCCAGCCGTCACGTTCACGGCCCAAGGCGTTTGGCCTGCCGTGTGTGGCTACTTCATCACCAACGTTGCAAGCGGTACGTCGGGCAAGATTGTCTACATTGCAAACTTTGCCGACACCTCAACGCCTATTCTCAACCCCAACGATTCACTGACGGTCACGCCTACTTGGTTGATGAGCAACTAGGGAGGTGAAATCCCCTAGGGGATAGACGATGGCTCGCACCCCTTATACACAGAACTCATACGTCGGTGGAGCATACGCTGCCACGCTGACGGGGAGCATCAACAGTTCTACGTCAACGATTTCACTGACGTTTTCCGGGACGCAGTACTCATCGTGGACTGGCCTCGGCATCGCCACTTCACCAAGTGGAGCGACGGCCAACGCTGGTTTCTTCCTGTCCATTGACTACAACTCGGCCTCTGAAGAAAAGGTCTGGGTTCCAGCGCAGACGATTTCGTGGACTACTTCTCCTATCACGCTCACTGGGGTTGTCCGTGGTCAAGACGGGACATCAGCAGTAAGCCACCTTGCTACGGCTGCCGTCATCCCTGTTCTGACAGCCTCTGACATTTCAGAAGGCAACTACACGGTAAGCCAGACCGTTGGCCAAGTTCAGGCAGTCGGAGACATCCTCTACGGTTCAACGGCTCAGGCGTTCAGCAGGCTTCCAATTGGTTCTGCCGGGCAGGTTTTGGTTGCAGGCACGACTGGGCCGTTCTGGTCAACAACGAACACCAATGCCCACTCATCAGTGATTGTGGCTGACTTTGGTACCGGGGCAGCAGTCCTTGTCGGCACCAATGCTTCGTACACAGCCGGTACTACCGATGCCAGTGGTGGTTTGGGTATCGGCGCAAGAATCACGGGAAACAGCACGGGAACGCTGACAATTGACGGGGTGGGTCTGACTGGTTCCTACGCTAACTCCCGTGTGTTGATTGCTGGAAACACCAGCACGCAATCTAAGTACAACGGCATTTACACGCTCACTACCGTTGGAAATACCACCACTCCCTACGTCCTCACCCGTGCAACTGACTACAACGACAGCATTGCTGGCGAGGTTGCTCCCGGTGACTACGTTCTTACGATTCAAGGAAGTTCCTACGCAGGCCGAACGTTTGTAATGAACGCCACTGGCTCCGGTGCTAGTGGAATCACCATTATTGGAACCGACCCCATCACTTGGGTGCAATCCGGTGGTGTCGGCCCGACAGGGCCTACTGGCCCTACCGGTGCTGGTGGCACACTAGGCTACTACGGTTCATTTTACGACACCACCACGCAGTCAGTAGGTTCTGCCAACACGCCTACGGCAATGACCTTCAACACCACGGCGGAGAACAACGGTGTCTCCATCACCAGCAGCAGCCACATTTTGTTTGCCAACGCCGGAACCTACAACGTGCAGTTCTCGGCGCAACTCACGCAGACCGATAACAGCATTGACCAAGTGCAGATTTGGCTCCGCAAGAACGGCAGCGACCTCACAGAGACCAACACCACGGTCACGATGGACAAGCAGAACAGCGACAAAGTTGCCTCGTGGAACTTTGTGCTTACCGTCGCAGCCAACGATTACTTGCAACTTATGTGGGAATCTAATTCCACGAGTGTGACGTTACTGGCTCAATCTGCGGGTAGCAATTACCCTGCTACGCCTTCCATCATCTTGACCGTACAGCAAGTGATGTACACCCAGATTGGCCCTACAGGGGCCACAGGTGCCACTGGAGCCACTGGAGCCACCGGCCCGACTGGTGCTGGCTACTCAGGTGTCACTTCAACCTCTACGGTCAACCTCGGCACGGGAAGCGCAGTTTTTTCCGGTATCACCTCAACCGGGGCGTTCCAAATTGGACAGCGCGCTCGTGCCATCTCTACGGCGAACACGAGCCAATACGTTGAAGGCACCATCACGGCGTTGACGGCCAATACGTCAATCACCATCAACGTAGATACGTTCGCTGGTTCGGGCAGCCCGTCATCGTGGTCTATTGCCGTTGCTGGAAACGTTGGCAACACCGGGGCAACCGGGGCAACTGGTGCTACAGGAGCAACGGGTGCGACGGGTGCAAGTGGTTCGTTTGGAACAGCAAACGCTCCACTCTCCCTCTCTGGCACGACGCTTTCCATTTCCAATGCTACGACGGGTGCAAGTGGTGTAATCACGCTCGGCGGCGACCTCAACGCAACGGGTTCGACGGCAGGAACTCCCCGTGTCGGTTCGTGGCAAGGACAAGCCTTCACCACCGGAACAACGGCTGGTCAAGTTTACATCTTCAGTGGCACAACTTGGGCAGCCACTTCCCTTTCTGGCGACGTAACGGTTTCGGCTGCTGGAACTGCCACCCTTGCCACAACCGGCCCCGGCGCAGGCACTTACGGCTCATCGGGTTCGACTATCTCCCACGCCATTATTTCACTAGACGCAAAGGGTCGGGTCACAGGTGCAACATCAAGTCCTGCAAGTCTCGTCGCAGGTGTTCTAAACGCAACAAGCGCAACAACTTGGACTGCCTCGGCATCTGATAACGGACAGTTCGTTCGCTTCAGCAGCACAGTCGTTGTGACCCTTCCGGCAACGGCTCCTTCAGCCCCTTGGCTTGCCACCTATTACGGCTCAGGCTCGCTCACGATTACACCAAGTTCGCCAGCGACGCTCAACGGTTTGTCATCGTCGTATTACCTATCGTCGGGTATTCCAGCACTGGTTTGGACAGACGGAACCAACTACTTCGTGCAGCCATCTATTTCAACAGGAAACTGGACCGCTACTTCCTA